TGAGCCTGTTCCGGAGATGATGTACTTCTGTACTGCTTCGCCGATTTTTGCAACAACCATATCGACAAGCCATCCCTCGAACGCGTTGATTGACATCGTCGAAACTGTGTCGGACACCTGAATCAGCTTAGTGATTTCATATCCTCCTAGGTCAACCTCAACTAATGCGTCGCCTGCTGCCTTAATCTCAGCATTCTCAGTGTGCTTAGTAGCGTCGTCGTTAGTTCCCTCTACGGCGAATTTAACGTTTCCGGCTACCTGTAGGAGAGTGATCTCAGACAGCAGCGGAGCAGTCTCCTTGAGCTTAGTCATGATCTGCTCTAATGTCTCTTCTGGGATTGCTGCGCCAGCAGATGAGCTAGCGGAAGTAAACGCGAGCTTCTCCTCCTGAGTCATGTCCTTACCCATTAAGGACTTGAAGAAGGCAGTTCTATAATCTGCGCCTGTCTCTGTAGTAGTCAGATTATCTCTGATTACTGACGGCATTTCTACGGGATTGCCCATCAGCGCGGTGAGATTAGCTGCTTCAACGTTCTCCGCTTCCATTCTAGCGTCAAGCGCTTCGATTTCTGCTCTCTTAGCCTGAGCCTCTTCAATGCTTCCGGCGTTAAGGAGAGCCTGAGCCTCTTCAATTAGATTGGCTCTAGTCTCTTTGTACTGTGTGTTCGTCATTTTTAAACCTCCAGTTTTAATAAATTCAATCTTTCTTGTTCTAACTGATTTTGTATTTTAAGGGCGGCGCGAGCCTGTTCAATCTCTTCCGCCGTTAAAATTCTGCACATTGAGTTATACACGCCATCACACGCGGTCATTATCTCATCGACGAATCCTAATTCTAGCGCCTTAGTAGAGGACATCCAAGTCTCTTCGTTCATTAAGTCGAGGAGCTCCGCTTCAGGCTTTCCAGTTTTCTCGACGTAAGCCGCTGCAATCGAGCGGTTACATTCTCGGAGTACCTTGCTTTCATGGTCAAAGACCTGCCAGTCTCCCTGGGCGCATGTGGATACGTTGTGGATCATAATCATGGCAGTCGGACTCATTTTTGAATGACCAGCCATCGCGATGACTGACGCTGCTGAGCCTGCGAGCCCTGTGATTTCGATTTCTTTATTTTTTAGGCTTCGTATCATCGAATAGATTTCGGAGCCTGCGAAGATTTCGCCGCCTCCTGAATTAATTTCGAAGACTGCCTCTTCATCTTCTTTAAGCGATTCGATAGCGCTTTTTACTTTTTTTGGTGACGTAGCGTCGACATTGAAAAAATCATAGGCCTCTTGTAAGCCGTTCGGGATTATCGTTCCTTTGATCTCAATTCTCATCATCTTCTCCTTCCTCTACTGCGAGCCCTGTGTCTTTTCTCCTGAGCGGTCTGTCGCCGCCCTCGATAGGCGCGTAGTTCATTGCCTCTCTCCATTCATTTGGGGTCATAGCTCCGCGGTCTACCATCTCGCGTAGGTTCAGCTTAGTTTTAATCGAGGCGTGTTGAAGATTTCCAGCCTCGAAGAATATCCTGTTACCGTGTCCGCGCTGCCTTCTGCTGAATAGTTTTCTTGTAAATTCATTTGACAGTTTAATCGCTACCGGCTCCACGACTTCCTCATAGAACGCGTCCCATTCTTCTTCGGTCGCTATGGACTGAACGATTTTTTGATTCGTATTAAAAAAATTAAAAATCCTATTATAAACTCTGTCCTGAATGGCTGCATTAGGAACGTAGTCCTTTGGCTCAACTCTCTCAACGTCCGCCTTGCTGTCTGTTCCAATGGCTCCCATAGTTCCGGAATCATATGTCAGGTAATTTTTAGCGAATTCCTGAACATTTGTCTTGATGTCCTCGGTTCTCATAGATTTTGTAAACTTTAAGAGCCATCTGATTACTCCGCTGTTCTTTATTGCGTTAATAAGCCCCTGATCTATTACAGTTACCATTTCCATCAATGGGAGGAGCGTCTGAGTCGGGGATGTTCCGAATAGCATGCTGTCTCCGTAGTCTCGCTTAATGTGAATCACATCCCTGTAAGGGAGGGCGAGACGAGTCCCGCCCTTAAGTGTAAAGGAGAGCATAAGTTCTGTATGTGAGGTATCTATGTCTGCTGAGTTTGCTGGAATTGGATAAATGGCGACTGGCATTCCGCCGTCGTCTCTGAGTATCATGGCGAATGCGTTGCCGTTTAGTGCTAATTGAGTTGCGAGTTTCTCTTGTAAATCTTGACCTGTCATGTAGGGGTTAGGTTCTTCGAGTAAGAATCTCATGTAAGGCTCTGGATTTACTGAGAGAGTGCGACCCGCTGCAGTTACGGTCTCCCTCAGATGTTTCGCCGTGAGTTTTCCGATTGCTGTCACTTCCGGTCTGATGGTCGACCGTATGATTTCGCTTTTATATAATTTTCCATCATAAGAAAAAAAGCCACGGCTGTCAGTCGTGATCATCTTGTAGCCTGTTACTTTATCGTCTTTTTTATTAAAAATTCCCATGTTAATCTCCTAGATTATGCTAAGGTATTCGTCTTTATTGTTTTCCAAAATCACATAGCCGTTTATTAAAGTTACGGCTCCATCTATCCTCTGCCGTCTGTCGGTTGACTTGACTGGCTGGACGTTTCCGTTGATGTCTGTCTTTGCGTGTAGGTTCATGAGGCACCAGACGTCGACCGGATTATTGTCGTGGACGATTAGACCCGCCTCCATGTCGGCTTTCATGTTTTTCATCGGCTGGCTTAATGTGAATACGCCTTGACGTACTGGGGTCATCACTCCTCGCCCGAATTCTTGCTCGAACATCAGGAGGAGGGAGTCGTCGATGTGCCAAGGGTCGTATCCAATCTGGTAGATGTAGATATCTTCCGTCTCTTGGAATTCGATGAGCCAATCTAACATCACGCGTTTATTGACTCGATTCCCTTCATACGTCCTCATGTAGCCTTGTTGAATCCAAAGTCTATAAGGGGCGTCGTCTCGCTCCTTTTCGTTGCCATCTCTATACACTTCGTCAATAACAGATTCAGGAATCCAATACATTGAGCGCGTGTAGATGTGGTCGTCATTTGGTCGCATGAACATGACGCGCGCTGCGTTCAGGTCGACGGAATCGGCGGCGTCCAGGCTGCCAATTCCGTACCTAAACTCTGTAAGGGGAGGACACTGAATGTCATTGATAATGCTTTCATATTTTAGGAATGCGGAGGCCGCGTTCTGTTTAACGTTAAAATCCTTAGTGAGGACAGTAGGGCGGAAGGCTGGGTCATCGACTGCCTTCTCGACTGTCTCTTTCAAGAAGCTGTATTTCTTAATCGTTCCGAGCCCTGGAGTTGCCTTGATCCAAGCCTCTTCATCACGCCACTCGTCCATATTGTCGAGTTCATAGATGAGCGGAAGGAAGCGCTTATTCTTCTGCGAGAGTCTTCCCTCGAGGAGCTTCTCACTATATTCGTATTGACTGTCGAAGACGCCGTTACGAACGAATCCCATGGTTGTAATTGAGATTAGTAGAGGCTGCTGACGTGCTGACATGGACTGCTTCATGTCATCGTAAATCTTACGCTTGACCATCGCGCCAAGTTCGTCAATTATAGCGACGTGCGCGTCTAGGGAGTCTAAGTCTTTGACGTTAGACGCTAGCGCCTTAATTGTTCCCATGTTTAGGTCGCAGAATAGATCCGCTGCACGCTTTTTCAGATGTGCGCGAATTTGAGGAGATTGCAATCTCATATTGTTGGCAGCAGTCCATCCTTTCATTGCTTGCTCGTATTTAGTAGCGAGATTGTAGATCTCCGGCGCTCCTTCGCCGTCGTTCATACACAAGTCTAATTCAATAGCAGCCGCTTCAGTAGTCTTTCCATTCTTTCGACCTTCAACGATAAAAACCTCGTTATACTGGCGAATATTGTTATCATCTACAAAGCCGAGAACTGCTTCCCATCTGGCGCGTTGGAATGGTTCGAACTTTAGAGGGACTCCCACGTTACCAGCTGGGACTTTACAAAACCTCTCAATAAATTCGATATGCTTATTTGCGATATCCAAATCAAGATGATATTCATCGGGTGAGGCAGCCTGCTCCAGTAGCAGCTCAGCGACCCGCTTCATCTTCTCGCATGATTTAATCGTTCCATCATAAACCGCCGTGAAGTATTCATGAAACGCTGACATTACTTCTTACCTCGAACGAACATGGCGAGCTCGTCGACTACTCCAGTGCTGTCCGGCATGATGTCCATTAGAGTCTTGATGGTAGCGTTGTAGTTCTTGATCATGGTATTGTATGTCTTCGTTGCGGGGTTCTCGGCGACGACTTCAAATCCGTTTCCGTTTTTGCCCTTAACGATTGCGCCTTGCTCATTGATTTGAGCTTCCAGATCCTGAAGAGTAACCTCCATGAAGGCAGCCTTCGCGCTGAGTTTTAAGGCGATATTCTTTTTATTTTTTTCGAGGTCTTTGCAAATTTTTTTGAATTTCGATAACTCCGATTTAATTCGCTCTTCTTTTGTTTTCTCATTCTTATCTATTCTAGAGACCCCCTTTCCTACGCATGTGGTGCGTGATTTTTGATCCCCTGCCAATCGGTCTCCCCAAGAGAGAGGTCCGCAAAAAATACCGGGGGGGCTATCCCCTCGGTAATGGATTACCGTTATCGTCGAATGATGTCAGGAGCGGCTTGCGTTTCGGGCGCGAATCGTTAAAATGATCATCTTGCTGGTCATGGCATGGCTTACAGAGTAGCTCAAGCCTATCCAATGAGAGAGAGATGTCCGGATCATCTAGGTTGCTATCCGTTAGCAACGTCCGATGATGGACTATCTCCCCAAGTCTCTCGCCACATATCTCGCAGCGCCCT